ATCCTACAGAAACTGTTATATTAACTCTATCTTTCCATTCGTAAGGTCTCATAGGTATATATTTACCTCTGATTCTTACTATTTTTTCTTTATTTTGATACTTGCAAGTAAGTTCAAACATTTTTAAGGCTAGATCTTTAACACCAGTCTCAGCAAAGATTCTGGCGATTAACTCCATTCTCATTTGTGATTGTGTCAGAATTTGGTTCTGGCCAGTTGCTGTATTATTTAATGTGTCTGCATCTAGCCCTTGTGATTGTCTTGTTACACCTGTTCTAGTTTCTTTAACAGAATCTAGGTAGGCTAACATACCACTTGCTTGTTCAGTAATCGGTTGTGCCTGTATAGGCATCATAACATTTTGAGGTGGTTGTTTAGTTCTAACAATTCCTCCAGGACGATTAGTTAATAAGTCGTCCATAGCTACTTGTCCATCTTGGACAGCTACTCTATTGTTATTAGTTAGATACATATTATCTAACATTTGTCTCATAACAGTAGATTTAATTAATTGAATATCTTCTACTAATTCTGCTACACTTCTTCCATAGAATCTGTGTGGCATTATAACTGGAGTCATTGATACAAATGGCATTGTATCTATTTCTTCCATGTCTAGTAATTTTTTAGCATCACCTGCTACAGTAATTTTTAATAGTTCTGCTTTACCATCACCATCTACATCCATTCTTACATAGCACTCATGAACTAAAACATCTTGTGTACTTTTATCACCATCTGTTTCTCCATGAGAAAAATCTACGCTTTGATGTCTAGTAAATTTATCTTCAGTATAATAATCTCCATCACCTGTTGGTAATGAGTCTACCATATCTTTATCGTAGCCCATTTCAACTAATTCTGTTCTTGTTTTGTTCACTCTATGGCAAACAAAGTTAGCAGTATCAATTGATTTACATCTACGTTCAATTAGAAATTCTTCAGGTGGAACTGGTTCTATTCTTACTTTTCCATAAGTTTTTGTTCTATGGATAACTACATCATGTAGTTTAATTTTATCTATTTCTTTACCAGCTTCATCTGTAATTTTTTCTTCGTATTCAGTATGATTAGAAACTTTAATTTCATCCATTGAAACTAAATCACTAAACTCATCATCTGTTAATCTTGAGTATTCTTCTCTTTCGATTTTAGCTGCATCATCCCAATATACTTTTAGTATTCCATTCTTTTGAATTAAAGCATCTTTGAATGCAGTATATAAAGCTAAGAACCCATCGTTCTCTTTATAAAAGATGTAGTTTAAATAGTCAGAACATTGTCTAGCCATTTCTTCATCTTCAGGCCCCATACCTTCACAGTTAAATACATTATCACCTGATGTGAATATTCTCATCAATGATGGCATTAAACTTTCAACTGTATCTAAAACATCATTAGAAACAACTTGAGATCTACCTTCTTGTTCATTTCCAAGAGGTGATCCTAAATAATATTCTAATGATTTTTTTCTTCGAGCTACTAATTCACCACCTATATAACCTGATGCATTATGTATCTCTCTACTTAAAACTGATAATATTTCCTGATTTGATTTTTTTTCTTTCTTCATACTATGTATTTCGTATCTATGTTAATTGGTTTATCCCATTCTGATGTATCAATTGGATCATGAACGCAACCATACCTAAAGGCATCACTTGCGTGTGAGCACCAGTCATGTAAGGGTTTATTCTTAAATACCTGGTTCTTATCATCCCATTGTTTTCGATACTGTCTTAAAGCATCTAATCCTGTTTTACATTTCTCTCTATCAAAGTAGCAGTCTGGCAAAGTATTTCTCACAGATTCAATTCCATGATCTACTTCTAACTTAGGTGCTACCTCAAAGTCAATTCCTAATTCGTTTGCTACTTCTAATCTTGACTTACCTGTTCCTAATTCACGTGCCATTATGTCATGAGGTGCTATATGTCTACTATATGCGTAATCTTTTTCTATTAAAACATTTGCATAATGAGCTAATGATTCACCTGATGTTTCGTAATAGTCTACCAAATGAAGTTCTTTACCAACTCTTTGTGCAAACCAAATAGCAGTTGAATCTCCTATCCCCAAATCCCACCACGTTTCCACACCTACATTTTCGTCTACAGGCACGTCACCGATTCTACCATCATTATCAGCTTTAGTTATTAATCTTCCATAATAACTACCAGAGACTGCTGCAGTAAAAGAGCATTCGAACTCTTGTTGATACTGTTCCTCAGTCATAATGGAACGTGCCTGTTCCAGCTCATCATCTGGAATTACTTGTGTGTCAGACGCTTTGTATAGTTTCCCATACCAATCCTTATGACCTCGTTGAGCATAATCATAAACTTCCCAGAATTGATTATGACCCATTGGGGTTCCTATAAATAGGACCGAACCTAATTTATCAGAAACAGCTGGACGTATAATTTCTGTCCACACTCTTGGAGACATAATTGCGTATTCGTCCATGACAACTTTATCAAAGCCCATTCCACGAATACTATCTGGATTATCTGCACCAAATATTTGAATACGTGATCCATTAAAGAGATCTATTCTTAATTCTGTTTCGTTTCTACTTCCACCAAAATGCATTAGTGGTTTTGTGTAAAATTTTAAATATTCCCAAGCGATAGCTTTACCTTGTCTATACGTGGGAGCTACAAATGCACATAAACTTCTTTGTTTATCTGCTGCTGTTTTAATTAATTCGTTAATAGCTAATACTGATTTACCAAATCGTCTATGACATACAAGTACACTAAATCTTTTTAATGAATTATGAACGTCTTTTTGGTAAGGTCTTGGCTTATAAGGTATTTCTACTTCAGCGACTTTTTTCTTAGTCGTCTTTTTGCCAGGAGACTTTGATTGCGATTGGTTCATCTGTTCCTATTTTCGTATTAGTTGATGCTAATCTCGCATGAACAAATGGTGCTGCCTTTTCGGCTGCATACATTTTACGTTCAGGTGAGCTCATAGGATTGTTTAACACAGATAATAAATAATCCAAAGGAGAATGTTGGTATTTTACAGCCATCTCCTCCATACTTTTCCAATTCTTTTTTGTCTTTGCACCAAAAGGTCTACCAGCTCCAGGTCTTTTACCACCATGGTTTACTTCGTTTTCATGACTAATATCTTCGCCATGTTCCTTATGGGTTTTATATGTACGCTTTTCTTCCATTAGATTTTTCTGCCTCGTCTATCAAATTGTCTATAATCAGAATATTTAAACTTTTTACCTACTCCTAATTTATAAACTTTAGGAGCTGCTGCTATTGCAAGACTCAATGGATGTGTAGCAGTTTTAAAAGCAAATTTAATTCCTTTTTTAACTATTGTTTTGCCAAGAGATTTTTTCTTTGGTTTATATGGTACGAGTTCTTTTCCCATTAGTATCCTCTTTTGATTTTTCTACCAGATTTTTTAGCTGCTTTCTTTGCTGCAGCTTTTCCCTTTTTAGTGTATGGGTATTTTTTCTTTCCTACTTGTGGCATAATTCTCCTATCCTAAATAAAAGTCTTTTCTTTGTTGAGCTCTTTTTTTAACATTACTATAATATTTTTTAGTAATTTTTACTCTTTGTGCAGAAGTTGTTTTATGAGCTGGGCCTTTAATTCCTAATTCAGAAGCAGCTACTCCAAGTCCTGTCATTTGTACATAATTTCTAGCTTTTGTTAATTCTTTTTTTCTACCAGATTTATTACCTGCATAAGCTCCAATAGCACCACCAGCAACTGAACTACTTGCTGCTACTTTTAAAGAAGTTTTGTTGTTGTTAGCAAATGTTTTAATTTTTCCACTTGTGTTTTTAAAATCAGATTTTAATTTAGGTATTTTTGTTTTTATTTTAGTTTTTAAAGTTTTCATAGACTCCATAGCACTAGCATAATGTTTTTTTGCAAACTGTTTAGCTACAAAAGCATGAGTTTTTAGTTTCATCATCTTAATAATCCTTGTTGAGCAGCTTGTTTTGAATTTGGCATAGGCATATTACCACCTGGTCGTTTACCCATCATAGCCATTTGTTGTGCAGCTTGAGGATTTTGCTGCTGTAACAAACCCTGTTGCTGTTGTTGCTTAGCCATTTCTGGCATAACTTTTGCTTTAATAATTAATGCTAATTGTTCCCCTTCTTCAGGAGTCAATCTTAACATTTCACTAGCTAATTTTTCTAATTTCTTACTCATTATATGAATTTCCTTGATTCTGCTAATAGTTTCGTATTTTTACGCCATTTCTTGTTCGAGAAATTTTTTGACAGGTTTTGTTTCTGCTTAACTTGTCTAGCTATGTTTACTTTAAACTCTTTCGATTGTAAATAATTACGATTTAAGCCTTTGGATTTAAACATTCCTATTAATTTACTAATCATCTTCCCTGTCCTTTATATCTTGTTTGCTTTTTTTGTCGTTTTTCCGATTTGTTCTGGGATTTTTTGTGTACGCCTGGTCGTTTTTTAGGCTTTTCCCTAGGAACGAAATGGACAAACTTCTGCTTAGCCATTATTATGCATCGTCAATCATATCCCAAGCTATCGCACCACCTATTGCTGATGATGATTTAGGGTATTTTTTAATTTTTCGAGCCACATATTTAGATCCTGTATGTGTTTTCTTACTAATCCCTGTAATTGCTTTGGATGTGCCTGAGAATCCTGATTTTGCTGCCTTATCGGCTACGAAAGCTGATCCTTTTCCTACTTTTCTTTTTGCTTTATAAAGGGTTTTAAGGATTCTAAGTCCTACCGACCCTGCTGCTGGTATTAATGGTATAGCCATAATATCCCTTTCTTGTTATGGTGCTGTACAAAACCCCCCTCTTAACAGATTCTTCAATAAGAATCATGTTGAAGGGGTGATTGTAAAACCCTTGGTTTTTCTTTGTTGTTAACAAATGTCAGCTCTGTTGAGCTGTCTTTTATTTGTTTGATTAGAATTGCTATGACTTTTGAAGTCGCAATTATAATCGTTGTTATTTATAGTTGTGTTTGTTTCTTGCCCTGTTGCGAAGCGAACAGGACAATAAACTGTTATATATATTGGTAGTCAGTTAACTCTAGCTTGTCTATTGATTAATTGATTACCGATAATAGCTTAAACTATTGATATTACTGACAATGTTGATTGTTAGCTGTATTAATAGCAACATAAATAAGTGCTATATCCAGACATTTTAATGTGTGTGTGTATAGCTTAACCAATAGGAGATAAGATATGTTAACAACTATAATGATTACCTTACTATGTATATGGTTAGGTATAATGATATTAGGTCAAGTAGTAGGTGCAGTAGTAGGCTACAAGATGTTTAAAGCTTTGACTGCCGAAGATAAATAATAACAACTAAAAGGAGAAATGATATGATAATATCTGTATTGTTTTTAGTAGGTATATGTATCATAGGAATACTAGCTTACTTAGGTATGAAAGCTACTGGTGCACTATGATAACATATGATGTACTGCAAAGAATAGAGGGAGATACTGAGAAACATAGTAATTATGAGTTAGTTCAGTATGAGTTCCCTTTCCCAGAAACTAAGACTCTACGAGAAATAAGTCAAGAATTGATTATGCGTAGAATATTAAATAAACCAATTATTATTACCAACGAGTAATAATAATAATTGTCAACAATAGGAGTTAATATGACAACACAACAATCGTTTGTACCATATACACAATCTAAGACACCAGAGGAGAGAGCTGAGTATGTTAAAGCTAATCCTCAAAAGTATATGCCTAAAGCTCAATATGATTTGTTTAAGACTTTAAACAATAAGATTGACGCATTAGATAGCAAGATGAATGCAATCTTAGCTAAGAAATAAACAATTGGCTACACCCCCTCGTAATGAGGGGTTAGCCCTAATAGGAGAATATATGAGAAACTTAATAGTCTATAAAGTAGATTATGCCAATAGACACGAAGATTATGATACTCGTACAGGTAAGTTTGTTAGAACTAAAAGAATAGTGATGACACCTGAAGAAGTTGATCAAACAGATGGCTACTGGCGAAATCATAGAAATGTAGAAAAGAAATTTTCTAAACAAATGAATGGTAAAGAAGACTACTGGGATAATAAATGGAGAGTACTTAGAGTGAGGAAAGCAAAATGAAAAAAATAAAAACACCAAAGTTCTGGACAGCTAAAGCATGGGCAGAGCACCTATTACATATATCATCATTTACTGATGCAAAGGAGGTTATAAGTGTTCCGAGTAATACTAGAAAACAAGTTTCGAGAAAAT